CAGTGAATGAGTCAGTGAATGACCCACATGTGGACTGCTCAGTTTTAGTACGGGCTGTACTAGATTCGGCTGTCGGGGATGACAGCTTGCGCGATGGATACACCTCACGATGTTCGACCATGCGCTCTTGCCCAAGCGTGGGCTGCACAGAAAGTGCTCGGAACGGGCGTGCGGGACGCCGTGGCTTGCGGGTTGGTTTGTATCTTCTCAAGACTGAAAACCTCCAAAGTAAAAATTTTGAATTGTCGAATTGCCCTACTATTATAACATGTTACACAGGTAATGTCAAGTGATGTCAGATTGTGTTATTTGAGAGTAAGTAACGTAATGTACTGTAATGTACTGTAATGTTCCTAAATTGTTCTTACAGGTGGGTGCGCAAGTACTTGATAAATAAGTAATGTTCTAATGTAGTAGAAATTTTGGAAAATTTAGGGGCTGTGAAGGGTGAGAAAAAAGAGGGTGGAATCGCTTGTAGAGGGGGAGAAAATAAAATTTTTCCAAAATGTCGCCATACTTTTCTACTACATTAGAACATTACAAAAAAATTATATATATATATATATAAAACTAGTTTGATTAATACTAGATACCACCAGATACAACTGGATGATACGTTTGTAATGTTCGTTTTTGGCTAAAAATTTGCGAACATTATAAGAACATTGCAAGAACATTAGGGCTTTTTTGCGAACATTAGGACGCGGCGCAACTTTCTTCACTGGTTTCAAAGAATTAGTCTGTTCCGTACTAAATTCTTACAGTGCAACACACGTTGAGTTTCTACGACTCAAGCGCGACAGTGGGACGCGGCGCAACATTTATCACTGGTTTCAAAAAGAAACCAAAAAAAAGGCCCCGCCGAGGCGGAGCCGAATGGATGGCCCCCGAAGGGGCCGGTTGGTTTAGCTGTTGTCGGACTCTTCACCATACTTGGCCAGTTCATCTTCGATCTGGCGTAGGTATGATGCGATCTTCATCATGCCACCATCTTGGAAGTCGTCGCGGTATTTTTCCGCGCCTTCTTCGGGTTGCACAATTTTTTGGAATGCCGCTACTGCTTTTACCGATGCATCAACCGCGCTGGGTAATGGTGGGTTTATCTGCAGTTGTTCTTCCTCTGTAAGATCCTCGCCCGCATCTTGCTTTGCTTGGATTGCTAGCACGGCGGCATCGCGCTCGGCAGTAGTCAATCGGCTGATTAGCCTGTTGAATTTGCCATTCCAGATTGCGCGGGTATCCGATAGCGTGGCGGCTTGGGTACTGCTTAACGCCTTCTTCGCCTTGGGTAGACTACCCTTCGCGTCACGATACGCTCGGGCGATAGTCGGTGTCGTTACCGATCCGACATAATTGCAGAAGATGTCGAGCCGCCATTCCGCGAAGATGCCGCCATGCTTGGATGCATACCCAGCGGACAACCGCTCCACAGTAATCCGGTCGGACTCTGGCGACTCGGCATTGTGCGCGGCAATCGCCTCATCCAATGAGCGCTCGGCTTTCGCGTCGGCCTTGCCCGCCTTGCCATCGGCAATGATTGCTTCGCGGATGGACTCAGGTAATGGTGGTAAATTGTGATTAAAATCAGTCATTTTTTTCGTTCCAAGTAGTTTTAGTTGATGTCGATTAATTCGACCTAATTTAGTTTAATGATATTTAGTTAAAAGTCAATTCTAGTTCAGACCAGACTAGAAACGGCGCATCGCAGACCCTACCCTACCCCTATAGGCCGCTGTCTAGCACCGGAGTCCCATGCGCGTATGTATTACTAATTCCCACGAATAAATCGCAATTTTCCCAATTCCGAGACCCCACCCCCCTCTATATAGGAACACCCCCCGGTAGGAGTCCCAACCTCCTGATTGTAAAAAATTTTTTGTTGTGTATATTCAGCGCAACGGCTCAACGCCAGCGAACAATTTATGACCTTGCATATAGAACCTGAGATTGGTGTACCTATAGATGCTGATACTCCCTATGAAGATCTTAGGGAGCGTGCCGAAGCAGCGTGCAATACCGCAGAAGAACTAGCGGAGCACGGGTTGGACATAGAGCCAACGAGGGAAGATAAGGATGTAGCGGCAAAACTAGCCGCTGCGTATGCAGATGACCCCGAAACAACGTCCAAAAAAGTAACAACTAAGCGTGCAGCTACTCTAACCCCCGCATCTCTTGTACTTACTAACCACATACTCAACGAGTTCGGCCACTCTGTAGCGGAAAGCGCTACTCAGATACGGCACCTAGTCACAAATAAGCTACTGCTGGAGTCTGAGAACGACGACCCGCGCATACGCATACGTGCATTAGAGTTGCTGGGTAAGATTTCAGACGTGGGATTGTTTGCTGAGAAGTCAGAAGTTACAATAACGCATCAGTCAACTGACGACCTACGCGCAAAGCTACGGTCTAAATTAGAAAAACTGGTCAACCCTGAAGACGATATTGAGGATGCTGTTGTCATAGACACCTCACCTATAGATGTCGAAGCAGAAATAGCGGGGTTAGACGACGAGTACGATGACTGAAGCTGTCTTCGATTTTACTGAAGAGGAGATCCAGCAGATGCTGGATAACTTGGATGTATATACGCCAGAAGAAGTAGCTGAGATAGATCGACTTGTTGACGAGTTAGATGCACGTAGGCGCAACCAAGCAGCCTACGATGACCTAATAGAGTTCTGCAAACGTATGCAGCCCGACTTTATTGTCGGTAAACACCACAGAATACTAGCCGACATGCTCATGGATATTGAGCAAGGTAACAAAGATCGTATATGCGTGAACATTCCCCCTCGACATGGGAAGTCAAACCTCGTGTCTATCATGTACCCAGCGTGGTTTTTAGGGAGAAACCCGAACAAGAAGGTGATGATGGTGTCCCACACCACCGATCTAGCGGTAGATTTTGGCCGGAAGGTGCGAAATCTGATTGCAACGGACGAGTATGCGACGATATTCCCCACTGTGAAGCTGGCGATAGACTCAAAATCGGCTGGACGTTGGAACACAAGCGTTGGCGGAGAGTATTACGCCTGTGGAATTGGCTCATCTATCGCCGGACGGGGCGCGGACTTGCTTTTAGTGGACGATCCGCACTCAGAACAGGACGTAATCAACGGTAATTTCGAGGTTTTTGCCAAAGCATACGATTGGTTCACGTTTGGAGCGCGTACTCGTCTCATGCCGGGGGGTCGTGTAGCCATAATTCAGACCAGATGGCACATGGATGACCTAACTGGGCGTGTAACTAAGGACATGGGGCAGAATGAGCGGGCAGATCAGTACGAAATCGTAGAATTTCCTGCAATTTTGGACATAGAGGACGAAGAAACGGGCGAGATAGTGGAGAAACCGCTGTGGCCTGAGTTTTTTGACCTAGAAGCACTGCTGCGCACCAAGGCATCCATGCCTACATTCCAGTGGAACGCGCAATATCAGCAAGAACCTACCGCAGAAGAGGCCGCATTGGTCAAACGCGAGTGGTGGCAGATATGGGATCAGGATAACCCACCCAGTTGTGAGTACATAATCATGTCACTGGACGCTGCAGCCGAGACCCACAACCGTGCGGACTACACAGCGCTCACTACGTGGGGTGTGTTTATGAATGAAGACGTAGATGCGTACAATATAGTGCTGCTCAACAGTATAAAGAAGCGCCTAGAGTTCCCAGATCTGAAAGACATGGCTATGGAAGAGTACATGGAGTGGGAGCCAGACGCATTTATAGTGGAGAAGAAGTCAGCAGGTACGGCGCTGTATCAAGAGATGCGTCGTATGGGCTTACCCGTGTCTGAATACACACCACACAGAGGGTCAGGTGACAAACTGGCACGATTAAACTCAGTAGCGGATATTGTAGCAAGTGGTATATGCTGGGTGCCTCCTACGAGGTGGGCAGAAGAAGTAATTGAAGAAATCGCTGGATTCCCATTTATGAGCCACGATGACTTGGTTGACTCCACGGTCATGGCGCTTATGCGTTTTAGACAGGGAGGGTTCATACGCCTACCGACAGACGAGCCTGAAGAACAGCGATATTTCAAACAACGTAGAGGCGGGTACTACTAATGGCTATTGAGAAAGGATTGTATTCTGCCCCGTTGGGTATGGAACAGGAAGTTGGGGCCGAAGCAGATCTGGAGATTGAGATTGTAGACCCAGAGATGGTGACTCTGGACGATGGCTCCGTTGAGATAACTATAATACCTGATGCCGACATGGGCGATATGGTGGCCTTTGGCGACAACCTAGCTGAAGTTCTGGATGACAGTGTGCTAAACAAGGTGTCTGACGAGCTTATCGGTGCGGTAGACGCTGATACACACAGCCGCAAAGATTGGGCGGATAGCTTCGTTAAAGGTCTTGATGTGCTTGGCTTTAAGTATGAAGAGCGCAACGAGCCGTGGGAAGGCGCGTGTGGTGTGTACTCCACAGTCCTAGCTGAAGCAGCCATACGGTTCCAAGCGGAAACTATGTCTGAGACGTTCCCTGCCGCTGGCCCTGTACGTGTAAAGATCCTTGGTGAAGAGACTAAGGACAAGGATGAAGCTGCACAGCGCGTAAAAGCCGATATGAACTACGAACTCACCGAGCGCATGGTGGAGTACAGGCCCGAGCATGAACGCCTGTTATACAGCCTTGGCTTGGCTGGTAGTGCGTTCAAGAAGGTTTATTTTGATCCAAACATCGGTAGGCAGGTCGCACTATATATTCCAGCCGAAGATGTGGTCGTGCCATACGGTGCGTCTAATATAGAGAGTGCAGAGCGTGTTACGCACATCATGCGTAAGACTAAGAACGAGCTTAGGAAGTTACAGGCGTCTGGGTTTTACAGAGACGTAGAGCTAGGAAGCCCACAGCCATACCACACTGATATAGAAGAGCGTAAAGCTGAAGAGGGTGGCTACTCCATAACAGACGATGATAGATACGCCATCTACGAGATCCATGCCGACATTATTATAGAAGGTGTCGATGAGGATGATGAGGAGATCGCTAAGCCTTACGTCGTAACTATTGAGCGTGGGACAGGTGAGATACTAGCCATACGCCGTAACTGGAACGAAGAAGATCCACTGATGCTCAAGCGTCAGCACTTCGTACACTACGCATACGTGCCGGGATTTGGGTTCTACGGGTTAGGTCTGATCCATATAATAGGGGGATACGCTAAGGCGGGCACCTCCATAATACGACAGCTTGTAGACGCTGGTACGCTGTCTAACTTGCCCGGAGGTCTGAAGTCTCGTGGGTTACGCATCAAGGGCGATGACGTACCGATAGAGCCGGGAGAGTTTAAGGATGTAGATGTGCCGTCAGGCAGCATCCGTGACAACATCATGCCGCTCCCATACAAGGAGCCAAGCCAGACCCTGCTCGCACTATTAGATAAGATTACGCAGGAAGGCCGTAGGCTGGGTGCCATTAGCGACATGAACATTTCGGACATGTCAGCAAACGCCCCTGTGGGCACCACTCTGGCGCTCTTAGAGCGTACCTTGAAGCCGATGGCTGCGGTACAGGCGCGTGTTCACTACTCCATGAAGCAGGAGTTTAAGCTACTCAAGGCGATCATGGCCGAGTATGCCCCTGCTGAGTATGCGTATGAGCCGATACGTGGAGAGGTAACCGCTCGCCAGATGGACTACATGATGGTGGACGTGATCCCTGTCAGCGATCCAAATAGCTCTACGATGGCTCAGCGTGTGGTTCAGTATCAGGCAGTGCTGCAGATGTCACAGTCTGCACCTCAGATATACGACCTACCACAGCTACATCGACAGATGATTGAAGTGTTGGGTATTAAGAACGCAGATAAGCTGGTGCCGACAGAAGACGACGCCAAGCCTACTGATCCTATAAGTGAGAATATGGATGCGCTGAACGGTAAGCCGTTGAAGGCGTTTATATACCAAGACCACGAAGCGCATATCGCAACACACCAATCGTTTATGCAAGACCCAATGATTGCTCAAATGATAGGGCAGAATCCGCAAGCGCAGCGAATTATGGCGTCCCTACAGGCGCACATCGCGGAGCACACCGGCTTCTTGTACCGCAAACAGATGGAGGAGAAGTTAGGCGCACCGCTACCTATACCGAATGCAGAACTGTCAGAAGAGGTAGAGTTGAATCTGGCTCGTTTGGCGGCACAGGCAGGGCAGCAGATCACGCAGGCGCGTCAGCAACAACAGGCGCAACAACAGGCGCAACAGCAAGCCCAAGACCCGCTTATGCAGTTGAAGCAGGCAGAACTACAGGTCAAGCAGCAAGAAGTGCAGCGTAAGATGCAGAAGGATCAGACCGATGCGCAGTTGCAAGCTGCTGAATTACAAAGAAAAACTAAGAAAGACCAAGCGGACGCGATGATCGACGCAGAGCAGTTGAAGATAGAACAACAAGAAATGCAGATCGACGCTAGAAAGGCTGGGGTCAAGATGGCCGCAGAACGCCGTAGAGATAACGCTAAGGCAGACTTAGACGTTATAAAAGCAATACAAGAAAATAGGGACAAGGAGAGATAGTGGCGAAAACCGTCTTAGACGTGCTTAAAGAAAAAATCGAAGGCGATAAGTCTTCAGCAATAGAATTTCTTACTGCAGGGGGAGCTAAAGACTTCGCCATGTATAAGGAAACCACAGGTTTGGTTCGGGGTCTCGAAACCTGTTTGCAATATATAGAAGACCTCTCGCGCAATTTGGAGTACGAAGATGAGTGATGTTGCACAGGCAACCGTTACTGAAGAAGAGTTTGAAGCACAATTACCTACGCCTGTGGGCTATAGGATATTGATTGCTATGCCACACGTCGAAGAGACCTTTGATGGCAGTGAACTACTTAAGTCTGTTACCACAAAGAACCACGAACAAGTCATGTCGATTATCGGGCTTGTGTTAGATATGGGCGACCAAGCCTACTCTGACGCAGACCGATTCCCAGATGGCCCGTGGTGTAAGCAAGGAGACTACGTGATGTTCCGTGCTAATACGGGTACTAGGTTTTCAATAGATGGCAATGAGTATCGTCTAATGAATGATGATTCTATTGAAGCTGTTGTACCAGATCCTCGTGGTATTCAAAGAGTTTAAGGAGTAGATCATGCCGTTTCAAAAAGTAGAGTACGAGTTCCCTGAAGATGGTAGTGTCGAAACCACTGATATAGAAGTGGAGAGTTCCGATGCAATGGAAATCGACTTGTCAGGAAAAAAGACCGCCGACGACTATGCAGATACTTCTAACGAACCTGAAGTGGAGACTGCAGCGGCGGAAGAAGATATTGAGATCGAAGTTGTCGATGATACCCCGAAAGCTGATAGGAACCGTAAGCCTTCTGAGCCACCAAGTGATGTTACAGATGAAGAGTTGGAGGAGTACTCTAAGAAGGTACAGAACCGACTCAAGCATTTTAGCAAGAGCTACCATGATGAGCGACGGGCGAAAGAGGCAGCAGAACGAGAGCGACAAGAGCTAGAGCGGTTAGCTCAACGCCTTGTTGACGAGAACAAGGAGTTAAAGGGCACTGTAAATAAGAACCAAGAAATCTTATTAGAGCAGGCCAAGAAAAACACAGAGGCTGAGCTAGCGGCTGCTAAGAAGGCGTATGCTGAAGCCTACGAAGCAGGGGACGCAGATCGTGTCGTAGACGCACAAGAAGCGTTAACCACTGCGAAAATACGCTCTGATAAGTTAGATAACTTTGAAGTGGAGCCTTTACAAGAAGAAGAAACTCCGGTACAAGTCACTCCAGAACCCCTTGATGAACGGGCTGCGGAATGGGTAAAAGACAATCCTTGGTTTACACAAGACGTAGGTATGAGGCAAGTTGCCTTAACCGTTCACGACAGGTTAATAAAATCCGGGGTTAGCCCCAAATCGGATGAATACTACGAGACAATTGATGCTCGTATGCGAAAAGTATTTCCCGAGGAGTTTGAAGACTCCGTGGATCTTGAGGAGGGAAGACCGAAACGTCAGTCTAATGTGGTTGCACCCGCTACGCGGAGCACAGGCCCTAAGAAGGTCACACTAAACGCAACCCAAATAGCATTAACTAAACGTCTAGGTATAACTCCCCAAGAATACGCCAAACAAATGGCTGCATTAGAACGAGGAAATTGATAATGGCTGAGAATAGGATCAAGAGAGACAACGACACCCGCGAAACTAAGTCTCGTAAGAGACATTGGGTTAAGCCGGACGTTCTGCCCAGTATTGAGGTAGAAGCTGGCTATGAGACACGTTGGGTACGTATTTCTACTCTTGGAGTAACAGACGCCAGCAACGTCTCCTCAAAACTACGTGAAGGTTGGGAGCCTGTAAAAGCAGAAGACTACCCAGAGATACTGTCTGATAACAATGAAAGGTTTGAAGGCAACATAACTCAGGGCGGACTACTTCTTTGTAAAGCTCCAGAAGAAATGGTTAAGGAGCGTAATGAGTATTACGAACACCAAACCAAATCACAGATGCAATCTGTAGACAACAACCTCATGCGCGAAAACGACCCTCGTATGCCTTTATTCAACGAGCGCACCACAAAAGTTACCAACTTTGGTAAAGGTAATTAAATTTTTTGTTAAGAGGTTAACATCATGGCTTATCCA